GACTAATGTCCCCCCAGTCGGCTAATTTTTCCGTACTCATGGCCTCGCTCCACTGGATAGGTTCGTTTTCCTGACAGATGAAAAGCGTACACATCCGAAGTATAGGATTTGAACGCTGATTTTTGACACGTTCCAACCCGTTCAGGATATTATACAGCTTTACCGTCGCGTCGGCTACTTTGACCTGTTGTAAATCCTGCCACACGTCCTTTACTTCGCCCGTGAACCCGGCTATTGAGGTGTTGTTTAGCGCCTCGACCTGCAACGCTTCAAACACTTCAAACCGGGCAACCGGCAATGTGTCGTGTATGATGTATTTTGCCCCGGATATACCCGTAAAGCTGTTCGCACTTAAGTCTATTTCCCGTATCTGCATACTTGGTTTGCTTTTTGCTGACAAAGTTAGGTATTTTTGTGCAAAATCTATTCCAATGGGTGAAATGCGGCTATCCGCTCCACAATCGTACATACTTACCAGCTTGAAACAGATCAACCTGTTTTTGGCGGGTGTTGGTAGCGGAAAGACGCACCTGGGCGGGATCATTTCCGGGGTATTACTGACCACAGCGCCGCGAACGTTCGGATTTATCGGAGCCAATACGTACAATCAGCTAAACACGTCTACCATGCTGCGAGTGCGGGAAACGTGGAAGGATATGTTTAACTGGCAGGAGGGCCGGGATTATGTAGTCGGTAAACAGCCGCCGAAAGGATTTGCAACCGATGGCCACAACTTCGACAGCTACAACGGGATATTGGCCCACCGTTCGGGCGGCGTGGTGTTTTTGGGTTCGCTGGATAATGCGCGGGCGCACGATGGTAAGGAATTTGCGTGGGCGCTGCTCGATGAAACAAAGGACAGCCGGGAATCAGATGTGAAGGAAATCATTTTGGCGCGCCTACGTCAAAAGGGGCTGTTCTACGGCGAAAATTTCCGGCTGAATGACAAAGGCGGCAAACCGTTTAACCCGCTCTACATTTTCACGTCCCCTGCAAAGGTTGAATGGCTAAACCAATGGTTTGAACTGGACACGTACCGGCATGAAATCGAAAGCCGGATATACAGCCAAACCGATTTTTTTAAAAAGCAATTTGGGGATAAGTGCGTGGCGATCAGTAGCACCTACCACAATTCCCGCAATTTGCCGGAGGGGTATATCGATAAAATCCTGTCTAACCTGACCGAGGAAAGAGCCAACGCGCTGGTATTCGGCAACCCGTTTACCCGCACAGGTGGGGAGTTTTACAGCGGCTTTTCAGCGGTCCGTCATGTGGGCCGCGCAACGTTTAACCCGGACCTGCCTATACACGTTACATTCGATCAAAACGTCGTGCCATACATTACGGCAGGAATTTGGCAGATAGATGGTGCAACTTTGAAAAAAATTGACGAATTTTGTCTCGCCAACCCGAATAATACAACCGGCAAGCTGTGTGAGGCTATTGCGGCAAAGTACGGAGAGCAGATAAAAGGGCTGTTTTATTATGGGGACGCATCAGGTCACAGACGGGATACACGCGGCGAAGCAACGGACTATGACATTGTTAGGCAGAAGTTCCGCCGTTACCTGAATAATCACAGTGACCGAACGCGGCGGCGTAATCCGCCGGTAATCCAGCGCCGGGACTTCATTAACTCGATTCTAGAGGGTAAAACGAAGTACGGCATTATAATTGATGAGCGTTGTAAGAACACTATCAAAGACCTGACCTACCTTAAACAGGATAGCAACGGTCAAAAGCATAAAGAAACGGAGAAAGACGAATTGACAGGAACAACCGCACAAAAGTACGGACACACGTCGGACGCAGATGACTACTTTCTGACAACCGTACTGGAAAGCGATTTTCAAAGGTTCACAACGTCTTTTTAAATGACCAGACAGGAAATATTGGACCGCGTGACAAACGAGGTTATACACAGCGATGCACGGCACACGCTGTATTCGTATGTGTGCGACCTTGCCGACAAGTACCGGCGCTTTTGTACTGGCATCGGTTTGGAGAAAGACATGGAGCAGTTCGCCATGCGCGAAGATGAGCAGGCATTTGCACAACGCGCCCGGATCACAAAGCACATCATTCCCGCTGCGATAAACAGTGTCAGCACTGTAAAATACAAAGTACCCCGCGCCAATTATCGGCGTATTGTGGCGTACAATCCGCCAAACGACACTAAGCAGGCGGAAATTGAAAACGTCATAAATACCTTTTGGGGGACAAAATCAGTAGACGACTTTTTTGCAACGCGCTGGATAGAACTTGACAACATCGACCCGAACGCGTTTGTCGTTATGGAGTTCAAGCCGTTCGATAATGTAACCGAACGCGCAAGTCCGTACCCTTTCGAGGTTAGCTCACATGAGGCGGTGGATTATAAACGGGAAAACAATATCCTGCAATACCTTGTTTGCCTGAATACGTTCCCCCTCGAAATGTCGGCCAATAAAACCGACGTAGGATACAAGTTTACCGTGTACATGGCCAACGACACGGTAATATTCACCCAGCAGGACGTAAGGCAGTACGGCGGATTGATCGGAGCCGACAGCGACCGACAGCCGTATTTTGTGGAATCCAACGGACAGACATTTTTTGTAAGCAAGCGCCGCGTTTTCCTTGTCGAAACACCGGAGCCGCATAACATCGGATATGTACCGGCTTTTCAGGCTGGATACATCCGGGACATTGCGACGGGCGGACATAGCTATGTATCATTTTTCCATGCGGGCATCCCCTACCTTGAAAAAATGATAAAAACAACGTCCGAACTGGATTTAACCATGTGTTTGTCCGCGTTCCCGTTCCGGGCTGAATACGCCCCGCCGTGTGACGCCGAAGGGTGTTTGCATGGGTATTTGTCCGACGGCAGCGGTGTATGCGCAAGCTGCAAAGGAACGGGCCATAAATCGGTAACCAGCTCACAGGAAAAAATAGTGCTGACCATGCCCCGCGATGCGGCGGATATGGTGGACCTTGAAAAGTTGATTGTGTTTAAGTCGCCGGATACCGGCATTTTGGAATTTCAGAAAACGTACATACAAGAACTTTTGGCAGGGTTTAAGCAGGCCATTTTCAACAGCGACGTGTTTAGCCGGGCGGAAATATCCGACACGGCATCGGGCAAAAATTTGGACTACCAAAACGTATATGATACTCTTTACCCCGTTGCCGGGGCATTTAGTGAGTATTGGCAATTTACCGTTTTGACGTGTGCCACAATCACCAAACTGGAGCAGGGATTAATTGCCGAATTGATTTTTTCAAAGGACTTCAAACTCAAAGGAATTGACGCGCTTTTATCAGATCTGGAAACAGCCAAACGCAGCCAAGCGGGGCCGTCTGTCATTCGGGCAATTCAGGAGGACATTCAGCGCATCATATACGCAGACAACCCGGAAGCCTTTAACCGCTGGCAGATTCAGGAATCATTTAACCCGTTTTCCGGGAAGTCAACCGAAGAAATAGCACTGTCATTGACCGATTCGACAATCCCGACAAAATACAAGGTGCTTTACAATATGTTTGGGGTGATCTTTGATGAGATCCTGCAAACGACCCCGAATTTTTACGAACTGGAACGCAGCCGACAGCAGGCGGTAATAGACGCGAAAATATCGGAATATCAGGGGCAAACGACGGGTAACGTGTTTTCAATGATGAGCAATGACGAGGGCAGAACTGCTTGAATACCTTGAACGGTGGGGGACCGACTTTGAAAAAACGGTACTTGACTACATAGACGATCTGCAAGGCATGGCAGTAGCGGCGCAGGGTGATTTCTACACGTTCCTGAATGATTTTTTGACTGAGATACTTGACATAGAAAACGGGAAAATCAAAAAGAGCAAAGGAAGCATAGAACGGATAACAAGACTTGAAGCGGCATTTAATGATTTCCAAAACGAGCGGGTAAATGATGACATAGTACGTTTTGCAGAGCAATTAATGCAGATTGGAGGGTTGAGCGCTGAATATTACACGGGTTTGGAGATGGCAAAGGCAGAGCAGGTACAAAGGGGGCTGGATTTATTGCGGGCTGTGATCGGCATTGATGAAAACGGCAACGTTGTGAAAAACAGCAACCTTTGGAAGTTGTCGCAATTTGAAGACGTACGGCGGGAAATACGCGATTATGTCGTTCAAAGTATCGTGACGCAACGCAGGTACAAAGACTTTCAAAACGGCCTAAAAACGGTCGTAAAAGGCGGGAAGGATACGGCGGGTACATTTGAGCGGTATTACAGGCAGTACGCATACGACACGTATAATCAGGCACACGAGGTAGTGAACACGGCAATTAGTGAAGACCTTGAACTGAACTACTTTATTTATCAGGGTTCGATTATTGACACGACGCGGGATTTTTGCCGCAAAAAGGTTGGCAAAGTGTTTCACCGCCGGGATGCGCAAAAATGGAGAACGGACCCCGATTTAATCGACAAAAAAACAGCCGCAACGTATAACCCGCTGATTGAACGAGGTCGGTATAATTGCCGACACTTTTTACAGTGGATTTCCGATGAAATGGCGCAACAATTAGGATATGACAGTCAGTAACACGCACACACTAACCAATTTGCCCGGTACGGTTGACATTCAGCTGTACGCGGGTGATACGTATTTGCAGCCTGTTTACATCCGCGAAAATGGCAGCCTTGTAACGCTTACGGGTTCTTCGTTTGCCATGCGCATACTCGACAATCGCGGCACGGTGTTACTGAATTTGTCAAGCCCTTCCAGCGGCATCACCATTGTAGGCGCAGGACATATTCAGGTGGAGCTGACAGCCGCGCAAACGGACGCTTTGCCGGTTAACTGCCCGCTGCCTTATGACATTCAGTGGACAAACAGTGGCGGCGTAAAAAAGACGCTGATAACGGGGAAAATATATTCCAAATCTGATATAACACCCTGATACATGGCAGATACGCAGGTAACAATTACGCAGCCGGTTATAGAAATCAATTTCCCGGCATCAGGCACGGGGCCGACAGGGCCGCCGGGGCCGGTTGGTGGCAGTGTGATAACATGGCCCGCCGGGGAAAACCTTAGTACGGGGCGCGTGGTGATAATCGACGGCGGCGAAGCGTTCTATTTTCAGCCATCAGATACAACGCACCAGGGGCGCGCATACGGGATAACCGTTACCAGTGCTACGGAGGGGAATGATGTGGATGTGCAGGTAGGCGGCGAAGTGCAGGACGCGGCGTTTACTTTTGCCGCTGATACCCCGCTTTGGGTGGATGATGACGGGGAAATAATCAACACGCAACCGGCACTCACACTGATTCAAAAAGCAGGCGTTGCCAGTGCGGCGCAAAAAATATTGATCGACTTTTCAATTAATGTAAAAAAATCATAGCAAATGGCAGAGGTTAAACCACTAAAGGCCGGGGCGACCGGCTTAGAGCAGCTTATAAACACCGACACTATACCCGTCGCCAACGTGCCGGACATTACGTCTGCGAAGGTGTCGGACTTTACCGAGGCGGCACAGGACGCCGTCGGCGCAATGGTAGCCGATACGGACACGGTAAACATAACGTACACAGACGGCACCCCCGAACTGAAAGCGGATGTTATCACACAAATGTCGATTACGTCCGACGCGTCCGGGGTGAAACTCAGTGGCGACGCATCCAGTCCGGGAAACTCGAAGTATTACGGCACCAATGGCGGCGGCACAAAGGGGTACTATGATCTGCCGACCACATCAACAGAAAGCTACACGGCGGGCGAAAATATCGGCGCGGGTGATCTGGTTTATGTCAGCGCATCCGGTACGGTGATGAAAGCGGACGCAAACGCTATTGCAAAGGCGGCGGTAGGTTTTGCGCCGTCTGCGATTACGTCCGGCGCGTCTGGTACCGTCACGTTTTCGGACGGGAAAATAACGGGCCTGTCCGGCCTGACGGCGGGCGCTTTGTACTTCCTATCAAACACCACAACCGGCGCATTTACTACCTATGGCTCGCTGACATTCAGCACCAACGACATTCAGCAGTGCGTAGGTATTGCGGAAAGTACGACCGTACTGCGTTTCAATCAGGGGCCGTCTATCTTAATCAGCTAATATGGCAGAGGTCAAACCATTGAAAGCCGGCGCAACCGGGATAGAGACGTTTGCAAGTACGGACACGCTACCTGCCAGCGCTTTGCCCGGATTGTCGGTGGAGCCGTCGGTTAACCAAACCGCCGAAGGTCCGTTCACGTCCTCGATCAATGCGGGCGCAACGATTACGGTAATGGATTGCGTTCGGGTATCCAGCGCGGGAACGTGGACGCTTACGGATGCCGACGCCGAAAGCACATCGGGCGGTTTGCTTGGGATTTCGCTGGAAAGCAAAACAATCGGGCAGGCCATGAAAGTGGCTTTGCCCGGTTCGGTTATCCGTAACGATTCTTGGGCGTGGGCAACAGTGGGCGCGCCTTTGTATCTGTCGCAAACTGCCGGGGCAATTACCGACACCGCGCCCACTGGTACGGACGTGGTACAAAGGGTTATTGGCTTTGTGTTGACAGATGACTGCATTTTCTTTCACCCGTCACCGGATTACATTGTGTTGAACTAATGGCATACACAAGCGGCATATTTCATATAAATTTGGCAAGCGGATCGGACGCGGCACGCACGGCGCTAACGTCTTGTACGGCGTCCAACCCGTCCGGAACAATCACCCGAATCAATAAGACCGCGCACGGGCTTGTCACCGGGGCCGTGGTGGACTTGACGCTGTTTACCGCATGGTTGAATGATGCTTGGAAAATAACCGTCGTTGATGCTGATAATTTCGATCTGGATGGCGCGGTATGGCAAGCGACTGCGGACACATCCGGGACGGTAACACCACGCGGTGGTATGAACTGGGCGGATGCTTGGTTAACGATCAACAGTGGCGCAACGGCGGCGCGTATCCAGCCGGGTGACGAAATACGCATCGCAAAAACAGCCGATCCGGTTTCTTTAGCCCAAAATGCCACCTGGACAGACGGCAGCCAAACGGTAACGCTTACGACGGCGGTTACAAAGAAAATCGAGGATGCGATAACGGGCTGGACAGCGGCAACAAACATAACAGCGGGAACAAGCTCGAACAGAAAATTAGGGGCATCAGCTGTATCGATTACGCCTGCAAGTGGATTCACGACCGGCAAAATGGCATACAAAGCCGTAGACGGAGGCGGTACGCAGGATTTTTCAGCATATCAATACATAAATTTTTGGTTTAGGTCGGTAAATACCGCTGCATTTAACGCTTCTGATTTCAAAATTTGCCTTTGCTCGGACGCGACCGGGGACACTATTGTAAACGAAATAAATTTCCCGGCAACGCTGGCAAACAGCGGATGGAATGCTTTGTCCCTGAATTACGGTGGCAACCTTTCCGCAACAGTGCAAAGCGTAGCCATTTATGCCAATGTCGACCCAGGTACAAACGCTATTTCAATTAACAACATATTTGCATCCGCCGGCAACTTGTCGCTGAAAACCCTGATTGGCAAAACGGGCGATGTCAACTACAATATCCAGTCGATAGACGGCACGACCATAAAAATAGATAGCAACAACACAGCAGCAACCGGGCGCGGGTATTCAGGGGCCACATCTACCGAAACGCTGTATTACCGAGTGCCGTTTGATGTGGCGAGTACGGGGACGTGGGCGACGGCGCAAGAGGCAGGCGCATCGACTATTCAATACAACCATTATACCGGCGGATGGGATACAGGGAGTAACACGCGGGACGGGCAAACAGTAATTGCCAGCACTTTAGTAGGCGTGCCTACTGCATTTGTTTTTGCAAGTTTCGTTAAACTATCAAATTTAACATTTGCAAGGTTTGGAACAGACAATAACAACGCAACTAAAAGGGATTTTGAAAACGTTGTTTTCTGCGGAGGGGCGCAGCCATTTAATTCGGTAGCTGGGAGTCATTCAAATTTTTATAGCTGCAAATTTTTGAATTTAAGTTCTGCCATAAATTTAGCAGGAGTAAACATTTATAAGGATTGCGAATTTCGGAACATAGCATCGGTTGGGGTATCTATTTATACGGCAAGTCGTTTTTTAAATTGTACTTTTGCCAATAATGCGACAAGCTCATTATCCGCCGCGACAGCAGATACAATAAGCACCGGCGCAATACTTTTAAGAAATTGCACTTTATCGGACAGCACTGAAATAACTTTTAGTGCAAATATTTTCGGCTTTGTATGGTCATTCGACCATGACAACACACAGGGGAACCATTGGGGATTTACCAACGGCGCTACAATCAACTGGCAGACGGCAACATTTCAAGGGTCTGATCCCGGCGCATGGCGTTTTGTTCTGTCTTCATCTTCCCGTAATTCATTTACACCCGTCACGCTCAAAATTGCTGAAGTCGCTTGCGCGGCGTCCTCGCTTGTTACGGTAAAGGCATGGGTAAAAAAAGACCATGCGACAAACGTAGCGGCAAAACTATATGTAGAAGACGCGGCGTATAATATTGCCGGCGTTGTAGCCACATCGACTACAAAAGCAAACGACACAAACTGGGAAGAGCTTACAATAACATTCACGCCGACCGAAAAGGGCATCGTACCAATATTTGTTGATGCGTGGTATGTAGCGGGAACATCAAACGTGTACATCGGATCAATCACAGTAACACAAGCATAAGGCATGGCAAAGAAACTATTTGAAGAAAAAGACAAGTCCGGAAAGTGGCGCGTTTGGGTGGAAATCACCGACGAAGGCGCTGAAAACCCGGAGGCTGAAATGCTGAAATTCGGCGACAAAAAGCCAAACGATCAGGAAATAGAAGACGCCAGACGGGCGCGCAAGACAGCGATTCAGGAGCGCAAAGAAAAGGAAGCGCTATACGAGCAACTTAAACAGGAACTTGGATACCAGTAATGGCACGACCGACGAAAACGCAGATACTTACAGGGGAATACAGCGGCGACGGTTCGCCGTGGGTAGACGTTGCGGCAAAGTCGGGCATTGATCTTGACACGCTGGAATTCAGCCTCGACGGTTCGCCGTGGTACGGTATCGAAGATGCGGCGGCGGTTGCGAACATAAAAAAGTGGAACGCGACGGCGTGGGCAAGTCTTAAAAAGATAAACGGCACGGCGATTGCGAGTGTTAAAAAGGTAAACAGTACAACGGTATAATGTCAGTCATTCTAAACAACGGCACACAGAATATAACATTGACCTGCGAACAATGGTCATTGCTGGAATATGTCGCGCCGTCCGGGTGGGTACTGACTGAAAATGCCTGCGGGGCATACCTTGACAACTTGCGCAGCCCGTTTGCATCGTTTGGCCTCACACTGGAATCGACGCGATTGCCGGGCGCGTGGTACGTTTGGGAGGGTACGGTTACGGCGGGGGTGCTGACAATCCCGACGGCTGAATTAACCCTACCCTCAGCGCCCAACAATACGCACGTAATTATCAGAACGGCGTATTACTGTGCGAGTGAGCCGGGCAAAACAAGGGATTACACGATTGACAACATATTGAACAAAATCACATTCAGATCAAACCTACACACGGCTATCAATGGAATGACGGCACGTGTTTTTGCGTTCAAATGAAAAAGAGACTTTACATACTATTGTTTTATTTGGTTGTGTTTCATGTGGTCGGGCGTTCACAGGATTGTGACACGCTCGGCCTTTTGCTCGAAAGACAGGCCACAACCAAAATACAAGGCATTTTGTACGGCACGGGCTTTTGTCTGGATACGTTGGAAATCGGAAGCGGCTTAAGCTTGACGGGCGGTCTGCTCGAAGCGACGGCAACCAGCGGCACCCGGTCACTTATCCCGGTTCGGGAATTTGGCGCGGCGATGGATGGCACGACGAACGATTACACAGCTATTCGGGAAAGCCTCGACAGCTTGGGGTACGCGTTCCTGCTGTATGATGAGCAGATCGGAGAAACACAGACGCGGATAAATCAGACTTTGTATCTGCGAAATGGCGAGGTGATATTTTCCAATAACCGCAAAATGATGCTGAAATCCTACGTTTCGGCGGATTCGTTCGCCGTGCGTTTCCTGAATGTACCGTTTGAAGGTTACGCGGGTCTGATTGGTTTTTCCATTGATTGCGTGAACGCGAATAGCCATGGCATCCAGATATACCAATGTCGCCAGGCGCATATTGAAGGCGTGTACCTGAAAGGCAATACAACGGCAAAACGGGCCATACACATAGACGGCGATGATGAAACCGGCAACGCATGGAACCACATCCGGGACTTCAACATCGTGGAATTTGAAAAGGGAATCGAGTTAAAAACTACCGATACCCTGAATTATTGCAACCGGAATTTTATAGCGTTCGGGACTATTCAATCCTGTGATACGGCGCTGATTATTTGGCGGGCGTCTACGAATATGATTCAGGACGTAGGCTGCCAAAACAGCACGATACACATCTACTGCAAGTCAGCACAGAACAACTACATCCGGGCGTTCAATGAAACGGCGTCGTCTTTTTCCCTTGTCACGGACAACGACAGCTACAACAACATTTTTGCGGGTAACATAGGGGAAACACAAATGAGCCTCGGCACTGGCCGGAACATATTTCTCGACGGCAACTATTTGGACCTGAATAAGGTGTCCAATGATTTTTGGTTTGCCAATTTGCCCCTAACCGGAACGGATACGGAATACACGCACGTTATCAGGACGGCAACCGGATCGAACGACAACCTTTCTATTGGCGTTGCTTCGCATCAGGTAATAACCATTTTTGAAGACGGCGCGAATGATTACACGCAGATCGACGGCGACTTGAAAATGACAAGCGGCAGCGAAATCCAGTACCTAACGGATAACGCATACCTGACCACTGAAAAAACCGTCGACTTGCAAAATGTGCTATTCAATGAAGCCGGGACATTGCCCGGTACGACGGGCATTTTTTGGAACGTACCGACGGCGTTTAACGGGTACACGATTTTAGCGGCGCGGTATTCGGTTGCCTCGAATAGTTGCGCGTCAAACATTACCGGGCGCTTGCAATTAAACGGCGGCGCGGACTTTGCCAGTCGAAATATTACAGCGGGCAATACAAGCAGCGAGTTAACAAGCGTCTCGCAGGCTATTGCGACAGCTGACCGGCTGACAGCTACATTAACCGGATGCACGGCGGGCGGGGATGTGTACGGCCTTGTTGTAACCCTGACAATTAAGAAACTATGAGAATATTTATATTTATATTGTTACTACTGCCTACCGTTGCCAGCGCTCAGTACACGTTATTACTTCGGGCGCTTCGCCAAAGCGGCGCAACGACGGGACAGGTTATTAAGTGGAACGGCTCGCAGTGGGCACCGGCAAACGACTCAATCGGAGGTGGCAGCGGCGTAACAGACGGGGACAAAGGCGATATTGATGTGGCAAGCTCCGGGACCGTCTGGACAATCGACACGGCGGCGGTAACAAATATCAAAATAGCCGATGACGCGGTAACGGCCGGAAAGATCGACAACGACGCGGTAGGAAGCCAGCACATCATAACCAACGCCGTAGGGTCCGATGAGCTGGCAAGCACATCCGTCACACCGGCAACGTACGGAGACGCTACCAACGTCGCACAATTCACCGTGGACGCGGATGGGCGGTTGACGGCGGCTTCCAACGTCGCTATAACATTCCCCGTCGGCAGTGTGGGCGCGTTCAACAATACCAGCACGGCAAACGGCCTATCTATCACAGGAACGGCGTTAAGCCTACACGCTGCCAGCGCCACACATCCGGGCGGCGTATCGACGGGAACGCAGACCTTTGCGGGAACAAAAATATTCGCTTCAAAGGTGGGGGTCGGCAACGTTTCCCCAACGGCGCAACTGGAAATAGACGCGGGTAGCTCGTTTTCCCCTTTCATTTTTTCGGGATACGGTACCGGGTCGGGTTCTGCCTATGCGAAGTTTGCCAACCTTACAACAACTTCTTTTATCGGGCTGTCACTGGGGGATCAGGCTGGAACAGGTGATCTGCCTTTGCAAATACTTCGCTACGGTTCTACCCACGCGACAAAGGCGCGGGAAGTGGAAATCAGGAACGAGGACAACGCGGATTTGTCTATCTGGACAAACGCCAACGAACGGCTAACTGTCGAGGCGGGCGGAACGGTGTCAGTAGTGAACAGCCTGAAAGTAGGTTCACCGGCGGCGGGTACCGGGCGCACGATTGTAAAAGGAACAGGCACTACAAACGCCTCGTATGCTTGGCAGCATTACGACAGCGGCAACACAGAAAAAAGCCGCATAGATAACGCGGGGTATTATCAGGGCGCGGGGCTAGGGAATGTGGGCTATAC